ATCTGGTCGAGGGTGAGAGTGGCAGCGTGCGTGATCTTCGCGTCGCCTTTCCACACCCAGTCGCTTCCCTTTTTCAAGTAGACCTGCTTTACCGCTCCGATGGCATTCCTCACCGGGTGGTGTAGGCGGATCAGCGAGAAGCATTGCCCGTTCAGTTTGTTATTCGGGTTCTCTTCAAATTCCAATCGTTCGTTCATGACTTTGTAATATTTACCGTTTTGTTGTTTGCATTTGAAGCAATAGATCATCCACTTGCCCGAAGTCCTCACCACCCGGCTCACGGTGTAACGGAAGCCGCAGGGGCAGACGTAGATCCAGCGACCGGGGGTGAGGGTGACGGATTGTACCTTCATGCTTCATGCCTTGGTTGCCGATAAAGGAAGAGGACGGTCAAAGCCCTTGTCGTCTTTCTCGAACAGCAGCAGGCTCGTGGTTGTCCGTTCTTCGTAGATGGACTTTTTGAGGCATTCCGAAGCCTTCAGCAGTAGTTCGTCACCGTCTTCTTCCGCTTTCTTGATGAACTTTAACAGGTTGTCCGGAGAGTAATTGCCTTTCTGGTCTTTTGTCAGGAGGTCGTCGATGTAGGAGATCAACCTTTTACTCTTTTCCCCGTCCACCTGGCTTTGCATCCACTCTTTGGCAAAACCGATCCCGGCTTGGATACCGTCATCATAACGGCTCCGGCGGTTGTTGCACATCCGGACCTTTAGGTCGGCATTGGTCGTCTTGAACGTATAAGAACCTTGGTCGGCTTTCGCCTTGTTGTACTTTATTTTCTCGTCTACCAGCGGGTTCAGCTTGTTGATCCATTTATTTTTGAACATCACAATGCCTTCGCTCAACTTGCGGGCTTCATTGAACATTTCAATGACCAGGTCGTTTTCCAACGCGTCAAGAGCTTCTTCATCCCTTGCCCGTTCCTCTTTTTTCTGCCGTTTCAAGGCCTCCGCCTGCAATAGGATGTTGTTTACTTCCTCTTCGCTCAACTTGCTTAAGTCAATAGTCTTTTTACTTAAATCTTCCATTTCTCTGTTGTTTTTAATTGTTACACATCTGTCTATTCTGTATTTTTTTGTATTTTGCGTATTCGTTGCGCAGGTATTCGAGTGATTGCCCCAGCCGGTCGATCTCCTCTTCATATTCGCGGAGCAGGCGGCGCTGCGCCTCCATATCCTTGACCGGACGGGTGAGCAGCATGTCGACCAGGAAGTCCCTCTCTCGCTCCAGATACTCCTTACGGCGGCTCAGCCGCTTGCCCTGTTCTTCGATCTCATCGAGCTTGTCTTGTAATGGTATGTATCGTGCCATCGTCAATCCTCCTCCTTTTGTTTCCGGCGGATAGCGCGAATCTTCTTTAATAATGCCTCCAGTTCCTCGTAATCGAGTCGGTTAAACCGTTTGCCGGCGATCCGTTTGTCGAGGCAGTATGAGTCGACCTTTTTCCAGTCAGCGGTATCGATACCTAACAGTTGCATCTGGTGGAGCACGGCCGATCGCTTGCTTTTCAGGATACGCATGGCTTCGGTCTCCTCGCTACGCACCAGCTTCTCCATCGCACGGATGGCTTCGTTGTATTCGTGGAGCGACATTTCGCGCAGGCTGTCGGTACGCCCGTTCGTGAACTGAAGCACGATCTCTTCCTTGCCCGCTCCCGGCATCTGTTTCAGCAAGCCGTAGAAAGCAGCGTAGTTGTCGGGCTTCGCGTAGCCCTGTTTGGGGGTCATTTGTATTACTTTCATATCCTCTTATTCATGGTTTCCTGATCTTGTTCCGTTGTCACTCCAGTATTCTTCGGCCAACTTTGGGTAAGCGATGTATTCGCCTGTTTCACCGATAAACCGTCCCTTGCTAAAAGCCTTTCCGCCTTCTACCCATATTTTCAACGTCGCGTCATACATCACACTTTCGGCGGCATCTCCTTTCGGATTCTTGCCACGTGCATGGCTGATGAAGATGAACAACTTGTTCGGGAAGGCCTCTTTAAGGGTGATATAGTCACGGTAACTCATCTGGGTGTACTGGAAACTGTCCACTACGACGATGTTGTAACTCTTATGCTGGCGAAGCCTTGTTTTCAGTGCTTTCATGTCTTCCTGTATGAAAGCCAACCGGCGGCTTACTTCCGACATACCGTGCATTTTCAGGTTGTTCTGTACTGTCAAGCACGCACCCTCTTCCAGGCTGTCATAAACTACACGGTCGTATTTGCAAAGTTCCTTGCACAGTTGCATGACAAACGACGTCTTACCGTTGCCACTGTTTCCCCAGATAAACCACACGCCGACACGCTCCGGTGTGCCGAACGCCTCTTTCCATTTTCCCTCAAAAGGGAACGTGTTGTATTTTTTATCCAATATGTCTTTTACGCTCAATGCTCGTTTCATATCCTTTTTGAATGATGTTTGAATAGTGTTCAAATAGCCCTTATTCGCCCATCCGTTTGGCACGGTGGATGGCTTTTTTTACCCGGCGAAGGTCGAAATCGCACGGCTCGGCATCGCGGATGACCTCTTCGATCTTCTTTTTATCCTGTACGCCGTTGGCCATGCAAATAGAATAGACATCGTTGGCGGTCGTTTCTTCCAGTTCAAAGTATTTACGTCCCATGCGGCTGAAGAACTCCTTATAGCCGGGTTTCTGGTGGCGTAGGCCGAGGCTGATACGTTTCTTGATGTAATCGGTACTCATGAAGACGATCCCGCTTTTGTCCTCCAGCTTATTGTACATGCTGATGAAGTAGTGGAACACCGGTTCGGTCAGTTTATCGGCTTCGTCGAATACCAAAAGCGGCGCGTCCATCTGGATCACGTCGTCCAATATCAGTCCCCATATTTCGCGGATATTATGGCCGTCCGTCTTGATACCTACTTTTCGGGCGATCTCACGCACGAAGTCGCCTTTCTTCATGTCCTCGGAACAAAGGATATAGAACACCTCCCTGTGTTCTTCGGCATATATGCGGGCCGTCGTTGTCTTGCCGCAACCGGCCTCACCGACTACCCAAGTGACGTTGCGCCAGCGCTGGGCATCATCCAACACATAACTTATTTCTTGGTAAGCGGACGTTTCCACGATCTGCCATCCGGTTTCGGTTTTTCCGCAGCCTACCTGTGAGGCGATCTTGCGGAACATATCGTCTGAGATATTCTCATACTTGCCGTTCACTATACTGCTGATCGTGCCGACACTGGTGTTCTTCAAACTGCCCGCAGCTTTGTTTTGACTCGGATATTTGGCAACGTATGTCCGGAGTGACTCGCGGATAGCGTCCTTTTCTTTGGTACTTAATGATTCCATATTGTTTGTATTTTATTGATTTACTACTCTATTTTAGAATTTGCATGCCACCTTGCGGTAATCTACCTTGTTGTTCTCCTTCAGTTGGTCCCAAGTAAGGAGGCTGGCTTTTTTGGTGGCACGTCCGATTTGCAATTCTTCCGGATCTCGATCGTATTTTTTCGTCCGTCGATCCACTTGGCGTTGTACTTCGGCAGTAACGCCTTTCATCTTCGGAGTGCTCAACCCGTGTTGTTCCGGAGCCACGCCATAAGCATATTCTATCTCCTTAGCGATAACCTGACGATCGATACGATCTCTGATATTGGCTTCCTGTTCCTGACGGATAAAGGCGGCTTCGCCTTCCGTCTGGTCTTGCAGGGCACGATGGATAACCATGTAAGGCTCGGCCACCCGTTCAAACCGACGTTCCCCGGCGTTGTCCTCCCAATACAGGCGGATGCTGCGCAGGTCGTTCGGGTCATACTTGACATGGAACTGGCGGTAGGTGTTCTTCATGCGCCACTCATGGTCGGGTACGCCGGGACGTTCGTACACCTCATAAGGCAACTTCTTCCCGCCGATGGTAATCTCTATGCCGGAGTCGGTGAAGGTGGCGGGGCGTTTCGTCCAGATCCAGAAGATGTCCACCATGTCGTAAACCGTCACCACATCCGTCTCCTCGTTCACGCTCTTCTCGTACATCTCGATGCGCGGGATGCCGGTCGCCGGGTGTTTGGCCTCGTTCCACGCCTTGCGAGCTTCGGCATAGTGGACTTTCAGTTCTTCCAAAGTGAAAAGTTTGTCCTTGTTTTCTTCGACAAACTCCAAGTTCGGGCGGCTGCTTTCTTTTTTGGCGGTGATATTCATTCCGGTAAACCGCCAGTCTTTGTTCAACTCCTGTGACTGGAAACGGCCGAATGCACTTTCAATCGTTTTGGACTGGCCGCTGTACGGAGCAGTCGCACGGTGCACATGGCAAATCAAATCAAAGAAGCCTGGTTCCGTCGTCCCTTTCTCTTTTTCCAGCCGTTTGTGGCCTCCCTGGTTGTCGTGCACAATTTCATAAGGCTTATGCCCGCTTACTTGGATGGCCATGCGGTAAGCGTTGTATTGCGCCTCAAAGTTCTCGTGGTCGCTAATGTAATACCCTAACAGCACTTCGCTGTACGCATCCATCACCTCATAGACCATCGTGGTACGCATATCCCCATTCTCGTCCTGATAATACAAATTCAGTTTCGTCCCATCACCATACCAAAGCGTGTCACGGCGTGAAGGCAGTTCCGTCCGGTGTTTGCGACCGAAACGTTGGTGTGCCGACAGCTCACCATGCACGGCGTCCCACCAAAGCGGCTGTATCTCCGGACGGGCGAACCACATCGTCAGGCTACGTTTGCTTTTCAGCGGTTTCCAGCCCTTTTCCGAAACAACCCGGTTGTACTCCTCGAATATACGAGAGTCGGTATAGACCGGAACCCGGCTGCGTTTCAAGGCGATCAGGAAGTCACCCGCCTCTTTGGTTATCTTCAACGTGCTGGCGTTACCCAGTTTTCCGGAGATCAATGACACGTAACCCTCTTTCTTGTAGCGGTTGATCTTCTCCCGCAGCCGGGGCAGGTTTTCCGGCAGGGTGTGATGGTAAATCTCGCGCAGGTTCTCGCAGGTGGCAGCCACGCTTTCCCATACGGTGCTGAGGCTGTTGCCATACATCTTGCGCTTGGAGGTTTTCTCTTCCAGGTCGCAGGCCAGCGCATTCAACACCGAAGCGTTCAACGTGTATTCCGCTTTCAGCTTCTCACTGAGTCCTGTTTGAACACCGTTCATGTCGTATTTGAACGTCTCGTAAAAGTCCCTTGCCTTTTCGTCTATTTTCACCCTGTTTCTCATACGTTGTAATTTTAATGCTTCTACCGGATCACCATATTTCGCCACATAACGGGCCTTGTATTTTTCAGGGAGCGAGGAATAGATAATCAATGCGCAGGAACCTTCGCCACCGCCACGTTTGGCGGTTCGGATTCTTTTTCTGGTGATGTTGCTGTTTAAAGTACTATACTTTATAACAGGATCATCGCCAGAGGTAAGCTCCTCATAGGTTACACATAGTTCGTTTTCGAAATATTCCATCACTCAGCTGTTTTGCTTACTAAAAATCTTCCAGTTTGTCTATCGGCACTCTTTTTATCAGCCGCACGGAATTGCCGAAATTCAATACTGCCAAAAACATCACCCAAATCGAATTGCCGTCCGTCAATCCCGCCATCAAGGTAAAACTGAGCAGGAAGTAAACGACATACAGCTTTTCTTTTCCGGTAAGGGTGTGCCACCAGACAAATTCACCTTCAAACGGTTTTAACAAATTCTTCCTCATGGCTTGTATCATTTACCGGTTCGTCACCCACTTCGACACCACCACGCGTCAAAGCCATTTTCCGGATCGCCTTCGCCAGCTTGGTATCCTTCCGGTAAGCCAGCGAATGCGACACCATCTCGTAGGTGCAGTTCATCAGTAAAGCGATCCGCTTTACCTCCCCATGCTCAACTATGATTCGTTTCTTCATTTCTATATCTGTTTTAATCCGTTATTGTTGTTACTTACTTGTGAGCGATCCCGGATTCGAACCGGGGACAATGGCTTCTATGGATAAGTTTCGCCTGTTCTACCTGCCTGAACTAATCGCCCGCCCATCTTTCCGGGCTGTCCTAACCCACAATCTATTTGCCTTAGAATAATTCCACTTGTTGCTTACATGTACTGTCGTAGAAATAGCCATCGGAGTAGAAGGCTATTACCAAGCCGTCGTTATCCACTATGTCAATCTGTGTATTATAGATATTGTTTCCATAGCGTATCTCCAGCGTACAGTTGTTGTAGCGTTTACCTCCGGTTTCTACGCTGCGTTTATCCTCCACCAATCGTTCCGCTAAATACACGGCCTGACGGCTCTCGATATCCATTTCTTGCCAACTATTACGGTTACCTGACTTTCGAATTACTTTCATATACTTAATTTTTAATGTTATTATTCAGCATTTTCCACCTTAAAAAGAAAGTCCCTATCTGCCAATACCCGCTTCACAAAAGACAGGTCGTGTTTATCTACCGGGAAGAACACGGCTTGATAGTCCACACTCGGATAAGCCTTGATAGCCGTTTTCTCTGCCATCCTCTTAACCAGTTCGTAAAGAAATCCGACTGTTTCTGCCGTCGCCTGAGCGATAATCACTTTTGCCTTCATCGTTTCTTATTTATATTCGTTTATAATCGGTTTCAAACTCACGCCGTAGCAGCTCATCAAGCGCCGGATAAGATTCTTTACATAAAAATCGGGAGCAGAAAACACAATCCCGGTCTCTTCTGTGTATCTGAAACTGATACCGTCCATCATCAACACGTAAGCGACTTTGTGCTTCACGCTTTGTGTCTGCCATTCTTTAATCTCGTCATTCATATCCTTTGCCATTTTTAAGTTTTACTTCTAATATTCGTTTATATGGCCGCCTTTTCATATCTTTGAAGCGTGTTCATATTTTGAATACACTGCAATATTACACACAAAATGGGAATAATCAAAATAAAAACAAGAAAAATTTCACATTATGGGAAAAAATCTCGATAAGTCTGCTGTTTTAGATCGAATCAAAGAGCATTACTCATTAAGAGGCAATGCAGATTTAGCACGTTTTTTAGGTGTGGCTCCCAATACTATTACAAATTGGTATAACAGACTTACTTTTGACATAGATGCCATATACACAAAATGTGAAGGAATCGATTTCAATTGGCTTCTAACAGGAATTACCTCCTGCTCACAAAAAGAGAAAGAAGAAATTTTGCCGGAGATTAACTATAAATACAAAGGTGCTCCATATTATAATGTAGATTTCATTGGCGGATTTGATATAGTTTTTAATGACCAAACAAGAAACCCTGACTATTACATTAACTTTGAACCCTATAATAAGCCAGGCGTAATATGGTGTAATATTACGGGACATTCTATGGAACCAGAATTAAACAACGGTGATTTTATTGCTATGAAAGAAATGACCTCGCCAATAGAATATTTGCCATCTGGAGAAATATATGGAATTATTACAGACGACTATCGTACTGTAAAACGTATTCGAATGTCAGACAAAGAGGGATTCGTACGATTAATACCAACTAACAAAAGCCCTGAATATAGAGAACAAGACATACCTGTTAGTATGATTCGAAAAGTTTTTGCTGTATTAGGTAGTATGCATAGACTTTTTTAGTCAAAGTATTGATTACTAATTTATTTTGATATATTTTATACTATTGATTTTACAAATACATATATTTTTATATGGGGGAAAACGCTTTAAAAAGACATATTTTGTCATTATTATAGACTTATATACCTATTATTCGGCACTTAAAATACTGCGTTTTGCATTACCAAATGCATTACCTATTAACACATTTCGTTTTTGTTTTCTCTATAATGTATTACTAAACGCATTACCAAGCGCATTACCAACACAGAAAAAGCGGTATTTCCGACCGTTCAAACCGGTAGGAAACCCGCTATCACAAAGAAAGTCGTTTGAATACAACTTAAACACTAATAAAACAACTACTTACAACTTCTTATTAGGTGCGACTGGATAATCATCGCCCGTTTGGTAATCTTGCAGCCACCATCCGTCAATCCAGCATGCAAAAGGCTGCTTTTGGTAATCCCGACTTCTGCCTCCGTCAGTACGTCGAAGATGGCTGAAAGGCTGCCAAAATAATAATTCTTCTTCTCGTAAAGTAAATGCACATGAATAACTTTTGTCATAACGATTTGGTATTTTCTTTCTCGCAAATATACCAAATAATAATTATTTGGAATAATCAAAGAAATATTTTTCACCATCACAGCCAAAATCAGGCAAAAGAAAAGAGGCCGTTTAAAACCTCTTTACCACTCCGACAATCAAATGCCCATCCGAGCCAACAAAACGCCCCTGTGCGCCTCATTTGCGCCCGTACAGGCCCCATATTAAGCCAAATCTACCGTCCAATTAAACTTATGTTCAAGAAATCCGTTCAAACCCCATTCAAAATTAAAATGCAGTTCAATTCGATTAAACTATTTGCGCGTTTCGTTTTTCTTGGCTGGTTATTCAACTTTATATCTAACTTATTGTTATTCAATCAAACAGACTATGTTCTACTCTATACTGTTTTTACGCATTTCGTTTTACCCCCCTTACACATTAAAGGAAGCATTAGTATAT